TTTCATTTGTAACCTCCTCCTGCTTCTTTGTATTGCTTGGCAAGCATCTGAGCTTTTCGTGCGCTCCACTGTCCTGCTTTGCCGCCCTTAGTTCCTGCTGTTATTTTGTTAAACAATCTTTTACGCATTGTAGGCTTGGTGTAGTTACCTGCCTCGTTGACTGTTGATTTTTTTTTCTTAGCCGCCATTACTTACTCCTCAACCAATGTATATACTTTTAACTTCTGTGCTTTACCTTTAGCCTCAATGGGCGATAGTGGCTTTAGCTTAATACTAGATCCTTTCCTAGTGCTAAACCCTATCAACACATCTACACCTGCCGCCTTAGTACCTGACTCAAGCCTAGCCGCAATGTTTACTGCGTCACCGATAGCAGTGTAATCAAACCTTTGCTCTGATCCCATGTTACCTATGATTGCCTCGCCGCTGTTAATACCTATCCCAATCTGGATGGGCGGTAATCCCTTGGCCGCAAACTCTACGTTCAACTCTTCCATATTTATTGCTATTTGTTTAGCACACTCTATGGCTTTGTCTTCGTGGCCTTCTAAGTCTAGTGGCGCTCCGAAGATAGCCATCATCGCGTCTCCGATGTATTTATCTACTGTGCCTGAAAATTTTGAAACCGCTGATTGTTGGGCCGTCAAAGCTCTGTTCATAATGTAGGTTACTTCTTCTGGGGTTACGCTCTCTGATAGGGCTGTGAAACCTCTTACATCTGTGAACAAGAACGTACAGTACCTCTTCTCGCCCCCAAGCTTTAGTAACTCTGGGTTATCTTGCAAGCGTTTGACCTGTCGTGGGTCTAGGTAATGCTCAAATTGCTTCTTGATCTGTTGCCGTAGTTTGTACTGTTCTTTGTAGTTGAGGTAGAATGTTGTTGAAGCTACTACAAACTCAGAGATCAGCGGCCATGTAACATCAATCAGTATTCCGTTTCGTATCAGGTAAACTCCTAGCAGTGCAGTACTAGACATGACACCTACAGATAGAATTAAACCTGCATAGACTCCTAAGTAATTAAGAGCTAGAAAAACTAAGAACACTCCTACTAAAAAAACCACTGCCTCACAAAACACAGCGATAGGCGGGATAGCGGGCATACGTTTATTGGAGGCGTGTAGTACAGTTTCAACTAACGCCGCCTGTATCTGGTGCGGATACAACAGCCCTTTAGGAGTAGCAACCTGCGGAAGTATCCCCTTAGCGGTGGTTCCTACTATCACCATCTTTCCTTCTACATCCATCTTATCTAGGGTAGTGCTGTTTGCCTCTACCCAGTTTACCCATACTCTGCCGTATCTGTCTGTGGGTATAGGGTTTAACTGCTTGACGCGCACCTCTTGTATTCCACTGACGCTAGTTTTAATAACGTAGGTGTTTGTTCCTGTAACCGCCTTGAGTAACTGCGTACCGAAGCTTGCCATCCAACCGTCTGGACTTCTCATTAGTAGCGGCATACGTCTGACTAAGTTATCTACATCCACTGGCGCTGATACTATCCCTTGCAACGATACGTCTCTAAGGACTTTAATGTTTTGCGTAACTCCTGTAGCTTCTATGCCGCCAACGTCATCACCTAGTATCACTGTGCCTTCTGTTTGAGGTATTTCTTTATAGCCCTCAGTTTCAAACATAGCAATTACTGAAGGATAATACGACAAAGCTCTTGCAAAAATACCATCACCGCCAAACCTGTCTGGCTCACTGAAGACTGCAACCCATGCAACAGACGCGGCCCCTGCATTCAGTAGGTCTACGTGGATCTCAGCCAACCTTTCTCTGGGAAACGGCCAACCACCCTCGTTATGTATATCTTCTTCTGTCAAGTTGAGCAGGACTATATTTCCTGTAGGCTCCTCAGTCTTAACAAGGGCATCAAAGGTTCTGAGCTTTATAACCTCAACCAGTGTGGGCTGATATACTAAGGCCGCAAACAGAAGCGCAACAACAAGCCCTATAATTATTTTCTTCATTATCCTTCCTGCGTAATCCTAATTACAGAATCACCTCCGTTGATCTTCACAGTATTAGAGATCCCATCTTGAATCAGTATCACTGTGTAGCCCCCTGTAGTGTCTAAATCTAATCGCGTGTACTCACTTACGTTTCTAATCAGGCTTATTATCTGTCCTGTTATAAGAGCAGTTATCTGTGTCTCAGGGTCTGTACCTAAAGATGTTCCTGATATAGTTACGCCTGAAACCTGTGCTAAACCATCCTTCTCTTCTTGTACAGCCAACACATCTAATATGTTTAACAAGTCTTCAAGGTAATTAACATCTAGAAAATTTATATCTAGCTCAGTAAACTCAAGGCTGTCATCTTCTAAAAAGTCTTCGTCTAGGTAGTCTATGTCTAGCTCATTAAAGTCTAGGATGTTTGCTGTCTTTGCAACTCTTTCTTCAGCTACTACCGCTTCCTCTTTTGGGGGTGTAACAATAAGCATGTTATCAATAAAGTCTAGAGTTAAGTCTAGTATTACAGGCTTAGAGGGCGCTGACTCAAACACCGACACCGTTGTTGCTTGGTAGGGCTTGTTCAACAACACACTGCCTGTAGCGGTCAACACTTCTATCTCTCCGCTTGATACACCAAACTTATTGGGCAAGAGTATAATCAGACTGCGGCCTAATTCGTCTACTGTGGCCGTGAAGTCCGTGCCGCGAATTGCAATATCTGCCGTAGGAGTTCTTAACTTTATATTTCTTTTATCTATCTGACCTAGCTTACCGCTTATAAACCTCGCAGTTCCTAGTCCAAACGTAAGAGCCATCTTAGACTTGCTTGGGTCAGGATCATATATGTACTTATCTATTGTTAGTTGACTATGCTCTGTAAGCTTTACAACTGAGTCATCAAGAAACGTAATAGCCATCCTGCCATTCGCGGTTACTGCTTGATCGTTGGTCTGAACGGAAAACTTTAAGTCTGCGACAAGGGGTGCTTGTTCTCTTTTAATTTGTGCGTATCCAGATACCTCAGACACACCACCAATCTTAGCAAGAGAGGCTTGTACCTTGATCGTTTTGAATGACACACACAGTACCGCCAGAACCAGTAGAAAGTATTTTAAGCCAGTCATTATCTTGGGTACTCAGTTGTTGTATATTAAATGTTCGGCTACCTCCTGTTTGATCAAGATAGAAATAACCTCCTGCGCTTGCAGTCACACCTGTACCTGTATATGTTAACGTGTTATCAGAACCATCAATGTCTATGTACTGGGTAGCACCATCAATATTTATTGAAGAGGTAATGGTGTTGTTTGAACCTTGTATAATCCAATCAAGATCAAGGGTTGCCGCTAAAGCAGTAGTGCCTTGATTGAGTGTCATTGTGTTGCTTGCCCCCGTGACTGAAACATTTTGATTTGAACTATTAGCCCCGTAAGTATTGGTTGGATCTACTTGGATTGTAAAAAGATTGCTTGAGCCTACAAAATTATATAGCCCTGTGAAGCTATCAGCATAGATGTCGCCAAAGAATTTGTTAGTGTTGCCTATCATATTAATGTCAAGCGTTAAACTAGAGCCATCTAAATCAAGCGGCGTTAGATTTCCTGCGCTTGAGCTTAAACCACCAATCAAGTTACTGGTGCCTAGCTGTTCTATGTCAATATTGGCCGTTGCGCCCGACTGCTCAATGTACACCTCGTTATCGGCACCATAAGCAACACCACTAAAGAGCAAAATTAATAGGCCGTTATTTATCTTTTTCATAAGTCCAAAACCCTCTGTTGTATCCAATGTTTATTAACTCTAGTACGGCACCTTCTATTGCTTTCATTAATGCTATCGTGGTTGACTCGTTGCGCGAGTTACCTGCTTCAATTTCAACAAGCTCCGTACCCATTTCTATAAATTTAAAAACATCATCTGATTGTCCATAACTAAACACTGTTTTCTGACTCATTACTTCTACAAGTATTTCTCCTGTAGCTACGGACACCATCCTTAATGACACCGTAATGTTATCTTCTCTGTACTGTGCGCTCTTACCTATACCTAAATATCTAGCGCCAACTCCACCAGTGCTTAGGTTTGAATCATAAGCGATAACTGCGCCTTCTAGTAACACACCTGCAAATAATAGAGGTGGTACTTTCTTAGCTCCACCGTCATTAGAAACCTGCTCTCGCGCTGAGCGTATTAACTGTCTTTCTTTTGTCAGGTTATCTAAGCCTACGCGCTCTACAACTCTAAAGAACTTTCCGTTGCTTGCGTGTTTCAACGCCCTTATTAACAAGGCGCTAGGTTGCTGTGTCACAGCCGTAGAGAAGAGAGCAAAAGAACTGTTGCTTTTCCTCTGTCCTGTCTGGTCTGTAAAAGAACTAGGATAAACCGCAACTACAGGCTGTACTACAGGAGCTACAGCGTCCCTTAAAGCATGTGATTGAAGTTCATTTATCCTAACTACATCGTTTGCACTAAACCTTTGATTATAAGTATCTTCAAACTGATCAACTATAGAACAGCTAGAAAGTAAAAGTACCAATGGGTAGAGTAATCTCTGTCGTATTTCCATTTGCATCCGTTATTATTAGGGTTATAAAATCACCGTCAATGGTGTACGTAATGGTGTTGCCCTCTAGCTCAATCGTTCCCCCTGTGCTTGCTGTTTCGCCGAAGAGGTTGTTAACTAACTGGCGACTAAGCTCTGCATAGATGCGTGATTCTAAGTTACGTATAAACCTTGCAAGTGTAGTGTTCTCTGCATCACGCTCAAGCTCTTCTTGATACGCTTTAATCTCATCAGCTATATCTGACTTGCGATTAAATTCTTGGTTCTCAATTGTCAGGTAGTGACTGCTTGTATTAATTCCATTGAAGCTAGGGCTTTTAAACTTGTGTGTTATTTGATCTGCTAAGGTATAGCCTGACCACAACACTACAAAAAAACACCAGAATGCCACACAGAACCAACAGTTTCGTAGTGTCTTGTGGCTTCTAAATGTAGGTACTAATTTCATTCTAATCTTTCCTCTGATCTTTTTTGCCGTCTGCTCTTGCTATCCTATCTACATCTACTTGAATCCCCATAGCAGTTCTTACCATAGAGTCTATCCGTATCATGTCGTTGTCCATTTGTCTTACTCTGTCTATCAGCGCCACAATCATCCCATGCTGAGCGTCTAGTTTTTTATGTACGTCTGCTATCAAATGTTGAAACAGTTTCCATACAAGGTATCCTAGTCCTACAGCAAACGCCGCAGGTATTCCTACGGTTTCTATCATTTCCATAGTTGTTTTTGGATTCATTATTTTTTACTCACTAAACTGCCGCCAAAGTACATGCCAATAATAGCTGAAACTAGATTAGTATCAAGCTGTGTTATAACTAAACCTTGGAAAGTTATCCACTCAAACACATCTTTGCCCTGAGTAAGAAACAAAAATCCCGGTTGAAAGTTTGTGTAGCCTACCGTAACATCTACCGTAGGATAATACACGGCCACTAGCTTAGGAAGTATTACAATAGCAAAGACTGAAGACAGCGCAATGATCCTACGAGTCCATTGGAAACCTTTGTCCTTAACATCTCGTGCCGCCTTAACAGCTTTCTGTCCGAACTCACCGCGAGTTATAAGAAGCTTCTGATGCTCTGCTTTGTCCTTGCGGCTTTCTGCCCACACGCTCATGACTCCACCAAGAACGGTAGAGCCAAGCATTGTAATTATCTCAAAGGGAAAGCCCATATTAACCTTTAATAAACTCTGAAGCTTCTTCTAAGCGACCTATAATACCGCTAACATTTCCACCCTCTCTAGCAATTCTTTTATACTCGCGATACTCTTTATGGTCTAATAGTTCTATAGCCGCTTGTTCAAAGTTTCCTTCATTAACACGATCTCTAAAAGTAGGGCTTTTTTGTAGGTCGCCTCTATACACTAAAGACATTAAAGCTTTCTGTTGCTTCTCAGAAAGACTATCAAATTTAGGAACATATCTTTTAGCTTCTTCCTGATGAATTTTAAACACTTCTTTAAAAGTCATGTTTTTATATTTACCTGTTTGCCCTACACCGCTTGTTACAATATTTTTAGTATCCTTATACTCACCACCTACAAAACCTTCGTGTTCAACAACGTACTCCTGTAAGCTGTTTAACTCTCCTTCATCTTCCTCTACTCTACTAATAGCGTTTTTGCCGTAATATGTTTTAGGTTTTTTATCAGGAGTAGTCGGAGTCCCTTGAACTGCAAGAGCATTAATAATAACTCCTTCTTTGTACTCGTTCATAAGTTCTTGATCTACGCCTTCTATTGTTTTAGCGTCAATTTTTTTTGCTACTTTTTCAATCTGTTGTAGTTGTTCTTGGTTAGGGGCTGTGTCAAAGTGTTTTAATATTGCTACTCCTGCTGACGATGCCATTTTAGAAACAGTATCTAAGATGCTAGAAGGTTCTTCTACAGCTACGCCGCCTTCAAACTTCTGAAGTCTTTCAACCAGACCTCCTTCAGCGTACCCCTTATTTGAAGTTTTTCCAGACTTTTTAGTTATGACTACAGCAACACCGCTTATCCCTTGTTTAGATGGAACACCAGAGACTTCAAAATTTTCTCCTAGTACTTCTTTAACGTATGTCTGAAGCTCTTCTTTAGTAAAACCTTTTTGATAAGACCCTGTAGACGTAGTAAAGGCTAAGGTTTCGTCTTTAACTATTGTTGCTTTTTTAGAAGCCATCCCTGCTTTAGCGGCTCCCGCATCCCATGTTTGTATTAACGCCCTGCCGCCAGTTTTTAAAGCGTTTCCTATTTTAGTAACGGCTTGCTTTCGCAGATCAGGAGGAAGAACATTAATAACATTTGTACTAATAATTTTTCCATATGTATCTTCAGGAACATCATTAGGAGATACAAAAGTAGGATTAAAAGCATCTTCAGGAAAAGGCTCAAAGGTGTCATCTATTTGATTAGTCCTTGCATTTAATCCTTTGCCCGCGCCATAGTCTAAAGACCTTCCTTCTACACCTAACGAGTCTAAATAAGTAGATGCTTTTGTAGCTGTCCCAACTGTGTTAGTTCTTTGAGTTGTTTGAGAAGCCTTATTAGCTTCCATAGATTTATTTAAATCTAAAAGATCGTCTTCAATACCGTGTAGTATTGCACCGTCAGGGTCTAGTTCTGGCTGACGTTTAGTTACAAGCCTAGAAGCTTTTTGAACAGCACCTACAAGATTCTTAGCTAGTATACGCCCACCCATAGAAAACTTAGCACGGTCTTCAATGTCTATATACGCGTCACCTGCTTGTGCGTTATAAGGCAGACCTGTAATCTTATCAATTCTTTCGTCAGGCTCAGTAGGTACGTTAGGCACATTTTTAACTATGCCGCCTGTTGCGTAACCTAACATGCCACCATCAGCTTCAAACTCTGGGATAAGGCCTTGTTCAAATTCAGAAAGATTTTTATCAGCCTTATAAACAAAATGATCCATGTCAGCTTTAAAAATTTCAGCGGCCTCTTCATCTACAATACCTAAAATTTTCTGTATCGGAGAAGCGGCGGCAGGTATTTTTCTAACCAGTGTAGGTGCAATTCCTCGTCTTCTTGCGCTTAAAACATCTGTAGCTATTGGGCCAAAAGGCAGTGTAGCATAGCCCAGAACAGACTGATTGTACTTGGCGGCATCATACGACTTAGTAATGTTGTCAGCCAAAATGCCTAAACCGCCTACACGTTTTACAGCTTGATAGTTTGCTTCTAGCGTTCCTTTTTCTTCTGACTTACCGTCTGATCTCCAATCATTCATAATACGAGCAACCTGAACCATTGATAAAGCAGTCACTGCAACTTTACCTACGTTGCGCGGGTCGCCGCTCCGAACATCCTTTGTAATTTGTTTTATGCTTCCTTTAAGAACAGTGTTTGTAAACGCCGCAGGATAGCCCATCAACTGAAAAGCTATTGAGGTTTTAGGATTGCTAAACAACAACGGCTTTAAGTTAGACATGCCAGAAGGCTGTAAGATTACAGAGTTAGCATATCGCGCCGCACCCGCAAGAAAAGTTTTGTCATAAAACTCCTCGTTTCGTTTAGCTCCATTTTTATACCACTTCATTGCATCTTTATAATCTATATCTAGTTCAGCTAACTCACCTATTAAAGTGTTCTGTCTTTTTCCTAGCGGCTTAGCTCCGTGAGCTACAAGAGCTTGAATGTTTTCTTCAATTAAATTCTTACCGCTCATAAACGAACTTGTCTGTACAAACTTTGTCCAATCTTCAAGCAGGGTCATTTTAAAGAAACCGCTACTTGCTTTCTGCATCCACTTAGTTTGTAAATCATCACCACCTAAGCGGTTTTCTAGCTGAGTCAAGCCCATGTCCATGCCTAAACTAAACTTACGCATTTCTGCTTTAGCCTCGCCCGCTGTTAAGCCGTGCTGAGACATAAGCTTAGATTGTGTTTTACCTGTAGCTCCTTTGTAAGAAAGCTCCATTGCTTCTCCTAGACCTTTAAAACTATTTCTAAATCCTGACTTACTCACATTTAAAAACACTTCTGTCAAACTAGATACCGTTGCAAGACCTAAGTAAGCTACTCTGTTTATTAAACCGTAGCCATCTACTGCGCCCTGTGAGTACTTTCCAAACCTATTTAAGTTTTCAGAAGTAGTAGTGCGATATACTCTAGTAATTCTTTCAGCGTCTTTTTTTGTAAATGTTTCTCCTGCTTCAGCCATTTCTTTTCTAATGCGATCAATGTAAAAACTTTTAAATTCTTTTTCATTCCGAACACCCAAAGCTCTAACTTTTGCTAGACCTTTAGCGGCTTGAAAAGTATAGAGGTTCATGCTTGCTCTAACGTCAGTATCTAAAAACTCTTGGAAATCTGCATCTTTTTTAATGTTGTCAAAAGATCGTTTAGCTGAGAAAAAGAAACCACCAGAGCCACCGCTATCTAATTGGTTATCAATCTTCAACATGTCTTTAACGGTTTCCATGCCCTTTCCTTTAGGCACAACGCCTTGATCTTCAAACAACTTAGCTAAGCCTTTTTGATTTTCAAAAATAGCTTTACGGTTCCAAGAGCGTGGGATGTAATCGGCTACTTCATTTTCAATAAGCCCTGCTTCTTTAAGCTCAGAACCCATTTGCTTGTATAGTTTTTTAACGCCCACTGAAGATTTATTAATTGCTTTGTTCATTTCAGCAGTAAGACCATTTGCGCTTGTTGCTTTTTGTCCACGCACTGCTAACATTAAAGCATTGTTAACTTCATCAGCAAGTTTAGCGTTGTCTTTGTTACGCCTTAAAAATTTACTGGTAGCTAACGGCTCTACAATAGCTCTGTAGTCTTCAAAGAAACGACCCTGTATCTCGCGTTGAGTTTCAAAAAAATCTTTGCCGACTAAACGACTATTGACTTTCCAATCTATGCCCATTTCATGAGAGAATTTTTCTTGTAATATTTTAGCTGTTGAAGATACTTTTGCAAAGGGGCTTAGAACTCCTGAAGCTTTTCCAAGCCAACGGCTAGTGCCGTGAGTAGCGTGAGCATATAGATCTTTCTTTATTTTATTTTTTATGGCTCCTGCTGTTGTTTCTGTTTTAGCCGCCGCCATGATAATAGCTTGCACCTCTTCTACAGTTTTAGCACCACCCCCTAAATCAGCCGCATATTTTTTTATAAGCTCTTCGTCAGGTGTAATGTTTTCATAATTTCTAGTAGTTCCTGAAAGTAAAGGGAGGTCATCTATTAAAGAAGCCGCAGAAGCAGGAATCCATTCGCCTTCAATGCCCTCGTCAAAAAGCTCAGCGCCCCTTTCAGGTGTAAACTCATCCATGTCAGAGTCAACTTTAAATTTCTGAGTTAGCTTTTTAATACCGACAGTCATCCCAACATTTAAACCTGCTGAAATTCCTGCTGTAGCCACTGTTTGAAGCGGATTAAAATCTTCTTGGGAGCCTACAGTAATGTTTAGATTTTGATAAGCTAAATCATCTATTGTTCCTTGAGCCGCACCAATAGCCGCTACAGATTTCATAGGGTTTTTATCCATCAAAGCTCTAAGAGTTCGTAGTGTTGATTCTTGAGTAGGTACTTCACGCACTATAGTTGATACGCCTTTAGAGGGTAAACGAGCAACAGCAGAAGGGCCAGTTAAAGCCTTTTTAAGCGCAGTCTTAGCTACTGCTTTGCCTGTTTCTCTAGCCGCTAGTGCCGCAGGAGCGCCAACGCCGCCTGTCTGTGCCGCAAACCACACAGCACCAATGTTAAAAGGATCAGTAACAGCGTCTATGCCATAGTCTTTTATCATTCCTGCCCACTCACCAATACCTTCGTTATTTACATTGGCAAATTTACTTTGTATGCGTTTATAGCTTTCTTTAATTTCTTCAGGAGCATCTTCTAAAACCATTGCTTTAGCTATCATGTTTTCAAAACGAGATTCGCTATCACGAAAAGACTCTAAGACATCTGCGTCTTCAGACATTAAATCTAAAGATGCGGGATCAAGGACTTTACCTGCCATGTACTCCCGCACAACTGACCAATCTTGTTTTACACTTTCGTCAGCCCTAAACTTAGTAGCTGTATAGGGAGTTAAACTTGTAGTTTTGCCTGTTCCAAAAGAAGAAGCGTCTTCGTCACGTAAATCTGGAAATTCTCCGGTAATCCTATTACTCATTTTACTCTCCGTACTTAGTAATGTAATCTTTGTATGCTTTTTCTAACTCAGCAATTGATTTCATTGAGGCTTTCTGTGGAGTACCTATCCTATTTCTAAATTCAGGTTTTAAAGCGGCTGTAAATTCGTCAGCCCTTGCTTTTTTCTTTTGTGCTACTGTTTGAAGAGCTAGTAATTTGTTATACGCCTCTAGTTGTGTAGGAGTTTTTGAAGAGTATCTTCCCCCGCCTATTGGATTAAAACTTGAAGGTCTTGAAGCAGTAACTTTAGCAGGTTTAACAAGCTCAGAAATAGGGACAAGTTCAGGAACTTCAGGTGTAGTAATTGTAGACTCTACTTCAGCTAAAGTAGGAGCAGTGATAGGCAGTGCCATTTGCTCAGCTTGGTAGTACTTGTATATTTCTTTTAAATCTTTAGTCTTTTTAGTTTCAGAAATATTTATAAACCTTTCCATTCTTTTATGAGCCATGCTCAAGTACGGGTCGCCCGCTTCTTCAACTAAATTTCCGTAGGCTTTAAGAGCATCGGGAGTTAACTCGTCATAATCTTCAAACATAGCTCTTAAATTTTCAGGAGAGCTTATAAACTCTTTAATGTCTTCCTGTGTAAAATCTGTAGCTCGTTCTGCAACTGACTGTTGCTCAACCATTACTAAAGCTGTTCCTAAAACATTTGAAAAATCATACGGATTAGCCCCTAAAACATTTGACTCTCGTTGAGCTTGTCTGCTTTCTAGTACTTTTTTATGCATTGCAACAGCTAGTCTACTTCCTTCTCGTTCGCTTAAACCGTAATCTCTACCTGTATAAATAAGTTTTAATCCTGCTATGCTTGCCGCAGTTTCACGGTTTGCTTTAGCTATAGCTTTGTCTCTATCTGTCCCACTTTTTCTAGCTACTGTTTTTGAATGGTCAATAAAAAAATCGCGTTCTTCATTAGTTGCGTGGCTTGCTAAAGCTAATTCACCTATAGCTTGATTTGATTTTGCGGCTTCCGTAGTTCCAAGATTCTGACCAACCCAAGTATTATATTGTTTATGGATACGTGCTTTTTCAGGTGTAAATGTATCTCCGTCAGGGGTAACATACTTTTCAGACTTATCCCAATAAATAGCTTTATAAACTTTTACTTGGGGAAGAGCATATCCTAAAGAATCTGTTCCTCCTAAATCTTCAAAGTCTTCTTTAATTATAGGCGCGGCCCCACCTAGTTTTTTTGAAGTGTCTGCAAAAAACTTAGAAATTTTGTTATCGCCTGTTTTATCCCACGCTTTGTCATAAGCAATTAAAGCTTGAGCATCTCCTAAATAACCTTTACGAGTTAGTTCTCTAGATGCAACATTTAAATCGTTACCCCCTAACGCTTCTTTAGCTTTGTTCATTATTAAATCTTTAAGCGTTGTGGGTCTAGATTTTTTTGCGTAGCTTGCATAGAAATCTTCTCCTTCATCTCCTGATTGATTAATAAAAGATTGAGCCTGTACTAAACCTTCTTCGTGATTTTTTCTAGCGTCAGTACCAATATCCTGCATTAGTGTTGTACGCATATCTTTCCAATCTGAAATGTTGTATTTTTTTTGCGCTCCGTATTTTTCTGTCATTGCCGCATCTACTTGTCCTGAAGGCGCTACGTTTGACCAGTAAGCATCATAACCAAGAGTGTCTTCTCTAGCAAGTTTTTCATTAGTTATGTACTCATTAGCAATGCCGTGTCCCTTTTTAAACTGCATATTTTCTTTATAAAACTGTTCAGTTTCTAAAAACGAATTAGCTTTATCTTTAAGCATAGAGTTGCCTATACTAACAACGCCTGTAATTGCAAGTTCTTTTAAAGCATTCCTTTCTTCGCGTCTACGAGCATTACGGGCTTGATCGTCTTTACGTTTGCGTACATCTGCCAGTAAACTTTTTCCAAATTCTTCTATAGCCATTATTTGATTACCTTCTTGCCATTAAACTTTCAGGGGTT